TACAGAGGCTTCTGTAGATGCAGTAGCAGCAGCAATTGCCGCTGGCACACAAACAAATATTTCTATCACATATAACGATGAGGCTGGAACGCTTTCATTTAATGCTTCGGGCGGAGTGTCAAGCATCTCTGGAACAGCAAACCAAATTACTGCATCAACATCTACTGGAGCAGTAACTCTTTCTCTTCCAAATGCAGTAACATTCCCAGGAACAGTTACACTTAACGCAGATCCTCAAAACGCTCTTGAAGCAGCAACAAAGCAATATGTTGATGCCGTTGCAGAAGGTCTACATGTTCACGCCTCAGTAAAGGCTGCGACAACAAGCAACATTGATCTATCTACTGATCTTGAGGCAGGAGATGTAATTGATGGAGTAACACTTGTTGCTGGTGATCGTGTTCTTGTAAAAAACCAGAGCACAACATCACAAAATGGTATTTATGTAGCCTCAACATCAGGTGCTGCAGTTCGTGCAAGCGATTATAACTCAGCAGCAGAAATTGATCCAGGCGACTTCTTCTTCGTAGACCAAGGCACTGTATATAACAATACTGGTTGGGTACAAGTAAATACAATTACAACTCTTGGAACTGATCCAATTGTATTTGAACAGTTCTCTGGTGCGGGTACTTATCTTGCTGGTAACGGTTTAACACTTACTGGAAATACATTTAGCATCAATACTGGTGTTACTGTAGATCTAAGCACTGCTCAAACCCTTACAAATAAGACTCTTACAAGCCCAGTAGTTTCTGGACTTTATCTATCTGACAATAATATTATTGTTGAAGGTACAAATAATACTCACGAAACTACACTTAACTTTACAGATCCTACACAGGATAATACAATTACATTTAAAGATGCCACAGGCACAGTTGCATTTACAACAGATGTTGAGTCTGCAGTAGATGGATTTGGTAACGCAGTAACTGGTGGTACAGGAATCAGTGCTTCATACGCATCAACTTCAAATGTACTAACAATTACTAACACAGATACAGGTTCTGCACAAAATATCTTTAAAAATGTTGTAGTTGGAGCAACCACAATTGCTGCTGATAGCAACAATGATACTCTTACATTTACAGCAGGATCTGGTATTGGACTAACTGGTGCTTCAACATCAGACACAATCACAATTGATAACACTGGTGTTCTTTCAATTGCTGGTACAGCAGATCAAATCACAGCATCTGCTTCTACTGGTGCAGTAACACTATCTCTACCACAGAGTATTGCTACAACATCTAGTCCAACATTCGCAGGTCTAACAGTAGGGTCAGTAACTCTTACAGATGCTCTTATTGGAACTGCCACAACAAGCCTTTCTACAACAAGTGCAACTGTGGTAGATTCTTGGTCAGCAACATCATATAACACAGCAAAGTATATTGTTCAAATGAAAAATGGCAATGACATTGAGGTGCTTGAAGTTCTTGTAACTATTGATGGAAACAACAATGTTTATCTGACAGAATATGCAGACGTAATTAGCAATGCACAAATTGGCACAACAGATGCAGATTATTCAGGCGGAAACGTTCGTCTACTAGTCACATCAACAAATGGTACATCAGTAAAGGTCCACAAGACGCTTATCGAAGCGTAATGTGAACCACGAAGGGACAGTGAACTTCAGTGGCAACAACTAACAGAGATTTTGTCGTAAAGGCAGGAGTCAAGGTTGCTACTGGAGTTACTTTCCCTGATAATTCTGTACAAACAACCGCATATACTGGATCACCACTAACAGTAGGTTCTACATTTCCAGTAAGTCCAGCCAGTGGTGCAATGCACTTAGATACAGTAACATTAAAGATATATTATTACTACAGTTCTCAATGGAACCCATTAGCAAATTATGATGATACATTATCAGTAGTTGATCACGATCATACTCCTGGAGGATTTGTTGAAGATACCTACCCCTATAATGGAAATGGTGTAACATTACCAGCCTTTATTTGGCAAGATCTTGATGGCGGAACACCATCCACAACATCCTTTACTGCTACTATAGATGGTGGAGAAGCAGCATGATAAGATTTGGTATAATTAAAGGATTACGGAGGTAAATCGTGGCAGTTAGAATTCAAATGCGTAGAGGTACTACCTCTCAATGGAATACAGCAGATCCAACCCTAAATGCTGGAGAAATAGGGTATAACACTACTCTCGGAGCCTTTAAAGTTGGAGATGGATCAACAGTATGGTCCGAACTAGATTATTATCAGACAGTATCAAGTATTACACCTGCAGAAGTAGGAGCAATTGCACTTACAGAAAAGGGTGCTGCTAATGGTGTTGCAGAACTTGACTCTAATAAAGATGTTATAACAGCAAGTAAAATTGTTTTTGAAGGTGCTACAGTAAATGAATATGAAACATATATTCAGGTTGGAGCAGAGCCAGCAGTAGCAGATATAACGCTAACTCTTCCAACTACATCGGGAACATTTGTTACAGCAAATACAAGCGGTGACGTAACAATATCTGGAAACCTAACAGTATCTGGCACAACAACCACAATTGATACACAAAATCTTCAGGTAGAAGATAAAAATATTGTTCTTGGATATGGTTCTACTTCAGATGCTGCCGTAGATGGTGGCGGTATTACATTAACTGGCGCTACCAACAAAACTTTTAATTGGGTAGATGCTACAGACGCATGGACCTCATCAGAACATATGAATCTTGCTTCTGGCAAATCATATTATGTAGATGGTACTCTTCTTAGAAATGTTAGTGAAACATTAACAAATAAAACAATAGATGCAGGAACTCTTACTGGAACATTAACAGCAGGTGGTGGAGTTGGTTCTAGCGGACAATATTTAGAATCAACAGGAACTGGTGTTAGATGGACAACAGTATCTGGATATTCTGCTCCTACTCTTGGTTCAACAACAATTACCTCTGGCGCTACAGTAACAACAATTTCTGGCTTGACACTTGCTAGCGGTATTGGAACAACAGCGTTTACATTAAATGCTACTGCAGAACTCAGATTTGCAGATACAGATTCAAGCCATTATGTTGGATTTAAATCTCCAGGAACTGTTACAACAAACAGAATTTGGACGTTGCCTTCCGTAGATGGAACAAATGGACAAACACTATCTACCAACGGATCTGGAACTCTTTCTTGGTCAACTCCAGCAGCAGGAGCGGCATTTAGCGAATTTATGCTAATTGGTGCATAGTACTTTACAAAAACAAAAGTACTTAACCTTAAGTTAATAGTTATACTTTATAAAACTGTTATAAATTAAACTTTTTTTAATTAAAACTTTGTGCTATACTTACAGTACTTTGCAATTAGCAAAGTTCTAATAATATTTTTTTAGTGAAAGGCTTTAACTTTAAATGTCAGATGTATTTTCTTTTCGTCTTTTGGATGAGTTTGTTAATAAATATAAGGATGTAGAGCCTCCTTTTGGCTTTACCGACGCAGGTGGCAACTCATTGGGGGAAATCACATTTATCCGTACCTACTCAAGAGTCAAACAGGATGGTACCAAAGAACGCTGGCACGAAGTTTGTAAGCGTGTGATTGAAGGTATGTACTCAGTGCAAAAGAATCATGCTAAAGAAAACCGTCTTCCTTGGAATGACAATAAGGCACAAAAATCTGCCCAAGAAGCCTATGATCGCATGTTTAATCTTAAGTGGACTCCTCCAGGGCGTGGACTATGGGCTTTTGGTACCCCTATGACGATGGAGAGACGCAATTCTGCAGCCTTACAGAACTGTGCCATGGTATCTACTAGGGACATTGATAGAAACGATCCTGGTGCCCTTTTTGGCTGGGTTATGGATGCCCTTATGCTTGGGGTAGGGGTAGGATTTGACACCCTTGGACAAGAAAAGGGTATGGAAATATATCCTAATATTAAAGAAGAAATAACATATGTAATTCCTGATACAAGAGAAGGATGGGTAGAATCTGTAAGATTACTACTTAATTCATATTTGAAACAAGGTCAGGCTAAGATTAATTTTGATTATTCTCAGATTAGACCATTAGGTGCACCTATTAAAGGTTTTGGTGGTACTGCTTCAGGTCCAGCACCATTGATTAAATTACATGAAACTGTTCGTAAAGTAATTGGAGATAGAGCAGGAGATATTCTTGATTCTCGTGCAATTGTTGATATTGTAAATCTTATTGGAACTTGTGTAGTTGCTGGCAATGTTCGTCGTTCTGCTACTTTAGCGCTTGGTGCCCCAGAAGACGCTAACTTTATTAATCTTAAAAACTCAGAGGTATTTCCTGATAGAAACTCGTTTGATCCAGAAAATCCAGGATGGGCATGGATGAGTAATAACTCTATTTCTGCTTCAGTAGGAACTAAGTATGAAGATTATGTGGATTTAATTGCAGATAATGGAGAACCAGGATTTATTTGGCTTGATGTTGCTCGTAATTTCGGTCGTCTTGCAGATTCTGCAGATGGAAAAGATTATCGTGTAATGGGCTTTAACCCATGTGCAGAGCAACCACTAGAATCTTACGAACTTTGTACACTTGTTGAAGTACATTTGAATCGCCATGAATCTAAAGAAGATTTCTTACGTACTTTGAAGTTTGCATATTTGTATGGTAAGACAGTTACTCTTGTTCCTACACATTGGCAGATTACAAATGGCATCATGCAGCGTAATCGTCGTATTGGAACATCTCTTACTGGCATTGCGTCATTTGCAGATCAAAAGGGTTTGCCAGCAGTTCGTGAATGGATGGACGAAGGATACAAGACGATTCGTAAATATGATCATTCATATTCTGAATGGCTATGTGTTCGTGAATCAATTCGTGTAACAACCGTTAAGCCATCAGGTTCAGTTTCACTGCTATCTGGTGCAACTCCAGGAGTTCACTGGGGTCCAGGAGGAAACTTCTTCCTTCGTGCAATTCGCTTTGGAAACCAAGATCCAATGATTAGTTTGTTTAAAGCAGCAGGGTACAAAATGGAAGCAGATCTTGTATCACAAAATACAACTGTTGTATATTTCCCAGTTCATTCTGGTCACCCACGCTCTGAGAAAGATGTAACATTGTTTGAAAAGATTGGTCTTGCTGCTACAACACAAAAGTATTGGTCAGACAATGGTGTTTCTGTTACTCTTTCATTTGATAAAGAAAAAGAAACAGAGCATATTGCTCCAGCACTTCACATGTATGAGGGGCAGTTAAAGGCTGTATCTTTCTTGCCTATGGGAAATAAGACATATCCTCAGCAACCATATACTCAGATTACAAAAGATGAATATAACGCATACATTGGGCAAATCAAGAAGATTAATTGGTCTGCTATTTATGACGGGGTAGATAATTTAGAGGCTGAAGGAGAGGCATACTGCACTACAGATACTTGCATGATAAAAATATCTTAACTGATATAATTAGAAGCAAGGAGAACTATGTCCATACCCTCTAATCTATACGCCGAAAAGGTATATTCAGAGCAACCACAAATCCTGTGGTCTTTGGATGATCAGGCTGACTATATAAGCCTAATAACAGAAGCACAAAGAGATATTTCGGATGCATGGACCTTAGATGACTGCACAGCCACAACATCTATCATTGATATAAATCAACCATTTGAGGATAGTGTTTTAAATTTAATAGAAGGAGACGTTCCTTCAACAAGTTCTTTAACAATACAGTGTGTTAGTGAAAATCTAGTTAATTTTACAGATTTAAATACGGATCTTGGTACTCTAACTATTGGTGGATACTTTTATTCAAACAGCGCATACTTAACACAAGTACAAATTGGATTTGAATATACTGATACAACAACATCCCAAATAGTGCAAAACCTTAAAAGTTTTAATACTACAATATTCCAGTCTTGGAGTTTTATATCTGAGACTTTTGATATACCAAATGAAAATACAGATTTTAGGGTTGTTTTAAAATTTACATATAACAGCGGAGGTAGCGCTCCTGATCAGTATCAGTTCTATATAAATGGAATTACTGCTGGTCAATGGTCTGAAGAATTTAATGCTATATCTCTTGGCGTAATTCCAATTTCCCTACCCTCAACAATTGCACTAACTGCAGATGCTGCTGTTGCTGCAGACGCATATGGTTTAGGCGGAGAGTCTGGATACTATCTTGTAGCAGATAATGCTCTTGTTGCAAGAAATAGCGGTGTTCCAATGGTGTTTGGTGCAACTGGTGTTACTAGAATATCTCCAAACAATGGCAATAAACCATCTTTAATAGTTCCAGGTCAAGGATTTTTAAATGAACTTGGTAAATTTAAAGATTACACCGTTGAGTTTTGGATTAGAGTTAATTCAAATGCATATCAGCCAAAAAGAATATTTGGACCAATATCTTCTTCTGACGGCTTATATGTAGAATCTGGATTTTTAACACTTGTTATTGGTAAGCAATTTTCTTCACACTTTGTTGGAGAATGGTTTAGACCAATGCTTGTTCATATTAGATTAATTAGAAATAATGCAAGTGTATTGATTAATGGAGAAGAAGTAATCAGTATTCCGCTTGAAACAGATAATTTAACGCTTCCCGCACAAATTGACAATACTGGGGATAGTCAAGATTGGCTTGGATTTTATGCATATGAAGATGTAACACCAATTGAAATTGACTGTGTTGCAATTTATCCATATTCCGTCTCTATAAGTGTTGCAAAGCGTAGATGGGTGTATGGACAAGGTGTTTTATCACCAGAGGTAATTAACGCCGCCTATGGCGGTATACAGGCTTTTATTGACTATCCATTTGCAGACTATACGGCAAACTATACATATCCAGATTTTGCACAATGGGAGCAGGGTAGTTTTGATAACCTTGCAACAACAACCACATCTCTTTCAACACCACCCTATTCATTACCTGAAATATTTTTGGGATCTAAAACATTACAAGACCTTTATGATGATAATCAAGCAATACAAACCTCTGGAGATAAGTTTATAACTTTTAGACCAAATATTTCTTGGGACACGGAAGAGTGTTATTTTAACTTTCCAAGACTCAGTATTTTAAATGCAGAAATTAATACTTTATACGGAGTATTTTCTTCTGATGATTTAGCCACAGAAGAAACTCTGTTTAAAATCTATAACAGGCTGACTGGTAACTATTTTTCTATTCGTAAAGACCTAGATGAAGTTCATTATTATTTATATTTTAATGGAGAAGAAGAAGAAATTTATACAACTGACATAATTGTTGTAGATGAAAAATACGCAGCAGGTATCAAAATAGATGAACTTGTTTTATTTTTTGGCGGAAATGTTGCATCATTTTTTGGAAATCGTAATGGTCTAGAAATGTATGTTGGTGGAGATGAAACTGGAACGCTTCAATTTACTGGCAAAATATATTCAGTAGGTCTTTGCACTGCTTATAATGCAAACTCTATTTCTTCTCACTTTGAAGAAAACGGAACTGCTATTCTTGATAGTTATTTGGCTACTGGATCAGAGGAGTCTGCAAATGCTAAGGCTTTGCTTGAGCATACTGCTAGTTATACACTTTTACCATCAGAGGCATATGACACATATTTCTTAGACATAGGTGTTTCTGGTTATTGGGAAGACTACTTGCCGTTATCATATTTTGCACAGTCAGTAGCAAATGATGTTGGAAATACATACTATGACCTAGATTTTCTTCAGTTCAATATTGGCTATCCATCTCCTACAAGATTAACGGAATATGAAGAAACAGGTTCTTGGACCTACAATGAATTAAAAGAAGAATATTCTCACCCACTTCAAGAAACCTATTTGCAACTAGACAACAGCCTATTGACTGGCTGGGACAACTATCAAGATATGGAAGAAAAGGCTCTTAAGTATTTTGAATATGACACTACAGATGCTGTTATCAGAAGTTATATAACTTTGCAATATATTGCAGAAGGTGCTAATGCTCCAATGTCAGATTTTCCAAATTATGTTCCGCCAAAAGAAGATAGAATTATTAATATTGACGAGTACTCAAATTGGTTAACTACAAGATTTGAAGTTGTTGACAATACCTTGATTTATCCAACAAAAACTGTAGACTTTAATAATTTGGCAGTAGTTTATCATTTAGATTTTAACATTCGTGGTATTTTAAGAAAGCCAATAAGGTTGCGTAGACTTGAACTAACTTCTCAGGCATTTAATGATAATTCATTTAACCCAATCGGAACACGATTTGGTGTAAATATGTTCCCATACACTCGTGCTGGACTATATTATGATTATAAGGCTAAAAATCCATTTAGCATTTATAAAGGAAGTACCCCATATCTTTATCTCAACAGAACATCTGGCATAGAAGTTCGTGGAGATTTTAATCCACTAATTTCTCGTGGTATATCTGTTCCAGTTAATTCAACAATAGCAGATAACTATCGTATTAGTGCAACTCAGATATGGATGAGATATGATCAAGATCAATTCCCAGCAATTCCTACAGAAGTGTTTGAAATTGTTTATAAAGGAGATACCATCAAGTTTTACATGGTTGCCTCTAACCCAGATGGTAGTAGAGCAAGAGTATATGCACAAAGCCTAGCAACTGGTCAAACATTTAATGGCTTGTCGTATTTTTGGAACGGTGCATTAGTAAGAGAACCAGTACTAACTACTAAAGAATGGGGAGTTCTTGGAATAGCATTTGCAAGTGCCCTTAACTTTGATCTATTTATAGGAAGTATTAATTTAACTGGTCCTATGGTATTTAATAATATTGCGTTTTATCAAGCAAATAATTTACAGCAGGTTCAGAGTACACTAACACGACCATGGCTAAAAATAAAAACTGACGGGTTTACTAATTTTGATTGGTCATACTGGGTAAATAGTTTTACGTGGGAGGGTGTACTTATTATTTCTGCTTCCGACCTTTATGGTGTCAGCCCGTCTGATGTTTATAAAACCTATATTGGAACTAACAAGATTATTCTTGATGATGATGAAGGTATGATTTTTGATGCTGAAAAAGTCAAAATATACAATGACACAACATGGACCGTAAGGTTGGGTTCAGCGGTATAGTCTGGTATACTTAAGTACATGAATCCATTAATTAGTCAAAAAACTGGTAAACCGCTTGTAAGTAATGTACGAAGAAAGGTCATTCCTAAGAGTTATGACTGGGGTTTGTATGTTTACAAGAAATCCAATGGAAAATGGTTTACAGACGGCGAAGGCAATGTTTTAAATATACCTTCTATGAAGGGTGATATTTCAAAAATAACAGAACTAAAGACTGCGGCAGTTTATTATGGCGATGATGGTGAAGGCACTGCAGTGTTTGTGCCTGGACTAAATAGAATTAGCGAAGAAGAGCATACAGAGCAGGTAGAAAGATTAAAAAACGGTCTTATCCCATCTATGAATGATCTAGGTGCATGGCAGGCTGCTCAGGACACATTAAACAAATATGGGAAAGATATATACGAATCATGAGTGAACAATACGATTACGATTTTATTCAAGCAAGTCTTAAGACTCAAGAAGAGTTTGAAAATATTTTTAAGTCACAAGATCCTTTCGGAAAAGACTGGAATGTTCTTAAAGAATACTCTGGATTAGATCAAAACTTCAAGCGTAGAACAACAAGAAATGTTTCTAAAGTTTATGGGTATAACTCTGTTGAACCATCAGCACGTTATTTGGAAAATGCAAATGCAATTCCTATGGGTCAAGACGGTAGTGGATCAAAGCAAATTAATCCTGGCACGGTATACAGAAATGGCTATGGACTATTTGATGTAATTACTCCACCATACAATATGTATGAGTTAGCAAGTTATTATGACACTTCTTTTGCTAACCATGCTGCTATTGATGCTAAGGTAGAAAATGTTGTTGGTCTTGGATACCGATTTGATATTACAGATCGCACAATGCTTCGTTTTGAAAATAATGGCGACGAAGGAGCAGTAGAAAGAGCACGTCGTCGTATTGAAAGAATGAAATTAGAAATTCGTGAGTGGTTAGAATCTCTTAATGATGATGACTCATTTACTACAACAATGGAAAAAATTTATACAGATCTACAGGCTACTGGAAATGGTTTTATTGAAATTGGAAGAACCGTATCTGGTGAAGTAGGATACGTAGGTCACATCCCGTCAACAACTATTCGTGTTCGTCGTCTACGTGATGGATTCGTTCAAATCATTGGTCAAAAAGTTGTTTATTTCCGTAACTTTGGGGCAAAGAACGTAAACCCAATGACAACAGATACAAGACCAAATGAAATTATTCATATCAAAGAATATTCTCCACTTAACACATACTATGGTATTCCAGATATCATTTCAGCCGTTTCTTCTCTTATTGGAGACTCGCTGGCTGCTCAATACAATATTGATTATTTCCAAAATAAGGGTGCTCCACGATACATTATTACTGTAAAGGGTGCAAAACTTTCTGCAGATGCTGAAGACAAAATGTTTAGATTTTTGCAGACTGGTCTAAAGGGACAAAATCACAGAACCCTATACATACCACTTCCTGGAGATACAGATAATAATAAAGTTGAGTTTAAGATGGAGCCTGTTGAATCTTCAGTTCAAGAAGCATCCTTTGAAAAATATCGTAAACAAAATCGTGATGATATTTTGGTTGCACATCAAGTTCCTATTTCAAAACTTGGTGGTTCAGACTCTGCTGCTATTGCTGCTGCTATGTCACAAGATCGTACATTCAAAGAGCAGGTGGCAAGACCAGCGCAGGCACAACTTGAAAAGATGGTTAATAAAATTATTAAAGAAAAAACAGATATTCTTGAACTAAAGTTTAATGAGATGACTTTAACAGATGAAATTGCTCAATCTCAGATTATTGAGCGATATGTTAAAACTCAGGTTATTACTCCAGATGAGGCTCGTGAAATGCTAGATCTTCCACCAAGACCAGACGGTGATGGAAATTCTCCATTTACAATGAGTCCTCGTCAGGGGGCAGATGCTAGGGCAAATCTAGCGGGTAACCGTGAAAGAGACACAGAAAGAGCAAATAATGTATCTGATTCTCCTGCCACCATTAGTGGAAGAAATCCACAGGGTGAGGGAAGATCATCTCAATAATTGAGAAAGCATTATAAAGTAATGCTATAATAATACTGCCATGACTATAAATAAAGCACACTGGATTACTGATGGCGACAATGTTCGCTTTTCGATGCCTATCGGAAAGATTGACAAAGATCGTCGAATCGTATCTGGTTTCGCTACCCTTGACAATGTTGATAAGCAAAATGACATTGTTACTACAGAAGCAAGTATAGACGCTTTTAAAAAGTTTCGTGGTAATCTACGTGAAATGCATCAGCCAACTGCTGTTGGTAAAGTAGTTTCATTTAAAGAGGATCGTTATTTTGATCCGCAAACAAGAAAATTTTATAGTGGAGTATATGTTTCGGCATATGTTTCAAAGGGTGCACAAGATACTTGGGAAAAGGTTCTTGATGGCACACTAACTGGTTTTTCAATCGGAGGAAATATTACAAAGTCAATGGATTCCTACGATGAAGAATTAAAGAAAGCAGTAAGAATTGTTAAAGAATATGAGTTGCACGAACTATCTCTAGTAGATAATCCAGCAAATCAGTTTGCTAATGTTATCTCTATTGAAAAGGGACAACTCGGAGGGTACTTAGCAAAAGCAGTCATTGATACAGTTTATTGGTGCAATACAGATGACATTGTAAGACTATCAAAAGAGTCTGATGAAACTTGTCCAACATGTAGTGGATCAATGAAGAATATTGGTTTTGTGGAAGATCAAAACGATATTGAAACAGTAAAGTTCTTAGTTGATAGTGCAAAAGGCATTAGGACAATTAAGATTACAAAGGAGGAAAATCCTATGACAGAAGAAACTGTTATTGCAGAAGAGACACTAGTTGTCGCAGATGCAACAAAAGTTGAAAATGTTGAGGTTGCTCCAGAGGCTCCAGCAGAAGACGCTGTAGCAGAGGCTACTGAAGTTGTTGCAGAAGCAGCAGCAGAAGAGCCAGTAGCAGAGGCAGTGGCAGAAGAGGATGCACCAGTTGCAGACGCTCCTGTTGCTGAAGAAGCAGATGCAGCAGTAGATGCAGTTGTTAGCGCAACTGCAGAAGTTGCAAAGTCTGTAGAAGAAATTAATAACTCTCTAACTAATGCCTTGAGCAATCTTGCTGAAACAGTTAAGGCTATGCAAGCCAATGTTGAAGCAATCACAAAGTCCCTTGAAACAGTTACAGGCGAAGTAAAGTCTGTAGCAAGTGAGGTAAGCCAAGTAAAGGGAACTTTTAATGAGTTTGGAAAGCGAGTAGATCTTGTAGAAAAAGATACTGCTTTCCGCAAGTCTGGCGATCTAGGCGAGATCGTGCAGGAACCTGTACGTCAGGTTCAAAAATCCCTATGGGGCGGTCGTTTCCTCACAAATGCCGACCTATTTAGTTAAGGTATATTCACTTAGGAGGTGAACAATATGTCGGAACAAGAAATCGTAAAGAATTATCCAGGCGCCCCAACAGTGTCGCACAATCATCAAGGTGATGGTGCTTTCGCTTCAGGTGATATCGGCGGTGCAACAGCAACCAGCCCTACCACATCTGATATTGGTGCAAATTTGGGTAACATTGCTACTCCTGAATGGGGTGTAACTTCTGGTCCAAACGCAGTTAATCCAACTGGTACACCAGGAGGTATTCTCCTTCCAGAACAGGCTCGCCGCTTCATCGACTATGTGTGGGATGCAACAGTTCTCGCCAAAGATGGTCGTAGAGTTACTATGCGAGCAAACACCATGGAACTTGAAAAAGTTAACGTTGGTGAACGTGTAATCCGTGCAGCAGCACAGGCTAACAACAACTATGAAAACGCTGGTGCAACATTTACTAAGGTTGAACTTACTACCAAGAAGATTCGTCTTGATTGGGAAGTATCAACTGAAGCACTTGAAGACAATATTGAAGGTGGTGCGCTTGAAGATCATTTAGTTCGCTTAATGACAAACGCATTCGCAAACGATATTGAAGACCTCGCTATTAATGGCGATGGTACAACTGGCGACTTCCTTTCAATTATGGAAGGTTTCGTTTACAAAGTTGAAAATGATGGCGATGCTCACGAAGCAGCCGTCACTGTCACTGATGACAATTGGACCACAGAGGTAATGCAAGACATTATCCTTGCAATGCCACGTAAGTATCGTGCACTTAAGCAGAACCTAAAGTTCTACGCAGGCACAGATGCATTCGCAGGTATTGTTAAGAACAACGGAACACTTGCTGACGCTATTGCTGAAGCATTTGCTCCACGTACTGGTGGTACAGAGCGCAACCGTCAAGACTATCTTGATGGCATGGGTCAAACATTCGGTGGAGCACGTACAACACGTGTTCTAGGTATCGATGTTATGGAAGTACCTTACTACCCAGCAGATTATGTCGACTTGACATTCCCTGCTAACCGTGTTTGGGGCTTCCAGCGTGATATCACGGTAAACCGTGAATACAAGCCAAAGAAGGATACAATTGAATACACAGTATTCGTCCGCTTTGGTATTCAATGGGAAGAACTTGATGCAGTTGCTTATGCAGATGCAGCAGTTGACCCAACCGCATAGTTTGTAAAAACTATTCATATAGGGAGGGCAGCGTAAAAACTGCCCTCCTTATTCATTAGGAGAACAAATGTCATATCCAGGAAATCCAACAATTGCTCATCAACATAGCGGAGATGGGGCAATTGCAGTTGGTGGAGTTGGCGGGGTAATGGTAATGGGTCCTAATGGTATGATTACACAAACAAATGTATTGGGAAATATACCAACTCCTATATTTGGAGAAAATATAACAATATCTGGAACGCCAGCGGGAATAAGAAGACCACAAACATTAAGAGCCAGTAGAAGGTAATTCTGATATAATAGCAGTGGAGGATTTATGGCAACAACAAAAGAAGTAATAGAAAAATTTTCTAAGAAAACGGTACCGCAGTTACAAGCCTATGCAAAAAAACATAATATTGATGTAATTGGATCTAATACAAAAAATGAACTTCTTGAAGCAATTCTTCCGTTTGTGCCAAGAGAAGATGAAGCACCAAAGCCAGTAGAAAATAAGCCAAAAGAGAAGGTAGCAATATTTTCAAAGGGAAATATTTATTGGAGTGGAGTGGGTAGCCTTGAAAAAGGTTATAACATTGTCACAAAGGAGGCATCCGTTAAGTGGCTAACTCGTAAGAATGTCCGTGAAGCGACACCACAAGAGGTAGCCAAGCACTACGGTAAAGCATAATGCAAAAATTAAGACTTCCGCCTTACCCACTTTCTATCACATATGATGTGCCAGAAGCAGATACTGATTATGTTCTGGTAATTAATGAGGGTACACGAAATGTCAATGATGTTACAGCAACAATAACATCTTCATCAGATTCTCAGATTAACTATACGCTACCAGATCAATTTAATACTTATGACGAGTCTTATTCACTAACTATTTATGAAGCAATTTACACTACCGCCTCTACAAGTGCAGAAGAAGGCGATATTGTTGTAGAAGACAATCTTGAAATTATGCGTCCATATGTAAACCCTATTAAACTTGCTCAGGAAGAAACAGAGGGTACTGCAACTGATATTGCTAAATATACAATGTGGGAAGGTTTAGCAAGAGCAATTATTGATTCCATTGTTCCTGGAGGATTCTACTATGAGCGTTCATGGTATGAAACAAATGGTAATGGAACAGACTATATGCCAATTTGGGATAGAACCTACAATATATTAAAGGCATATGAAAATAATATTTTGGTTTGGGATTATTATGATGATCCACAGGCTCAGGGAGATGGGCAGTGGAATTATCTACTGACTAAAGATAAAACATCAATTATTAAAGAATGGACACAGATTGGCGATCAGTCGTATATTCGTCAAATTGGAACTCCAAAAGGAGTGCCACTTGGAGAGTCAGACTCAATCTATCTCTATGATACAGAAGATAGCACCGTAACTCTTGCAGTAGCACCAGGAGTAACATTTCCAGTAACATTTAACTACTTGTTCCAATTAGAAACAGGGTATAAAGTAGTTCCATATGATATTCAAGATGCAATTAGAATGTTGATAGATGACATTAAGTGTGGAAGAATGGAATATCACAAGAGATACATTACCAACTACTCAACTGATCAATATAGAATTCAAATTGATAAATCTGCTTTAGATGGAACAGGCAATATCTTAGTAGATAAAATACTACAAAAATATATTACAAACTTTGGTACACCAGGAGTTTTATAATGGACTCTTGCGATATTGATTTTCTTTATCCAATGAAGGCTGACATTTATTATCCTATTATTAGCCAAAATGAATATGGGCAACCTAATAAAAACTGGGTATTTGATAGAACTGTAGTTTGCAATGCTACTGTAGTAGGTGGAGCGGGTACAGAAGAAATTAAGCCAGAAGTATTTCTACAGTATAAAGATAAATTAGTAGCAAGAACTAAGTCAGATTTAAGAATATCTTCTGGCAAAGAACCGTATGCTGATACAAATATTCTAATAACAAATGTTAGAAGCACTAACGATTTAATTATTTATAAAGAAACTGCTGGTCCTCGTGCTGGAAAAGGCACCATATATGAAATTGGAACTCTTGAACCATTTATTGGTCCATTTGGCAACATAGAATATTATAGAATGCTATGGCGTAGATCTGAGAATCAGGATGTAAATGACTAATGAGAGTGTCATTACAAACCAATAATTTTGAAAAACAAATTATGAATATTGCACAGTATTCTATTGGTTTTCTTGATGGAGTTAAAAAGGGCAAAAGAATATTTTTAGACAATATGGGTAAAGGCGTTGTATATTCTTTAAGTAGGTATATAGATGTTGAAGCAAGAGCAAACCCATCAGCACTTCATCACGTTTATGAATGGTATCAAACAGGTAGTCCAAGCGCAAGATTATTTGATATTGACTATACTGTTAGCAATGTTGGGCTATCTTTGAATTCTACATTTAGACAATCAAGAAGTATTGCTGTTGATGGCACCGTTCCATTTTATAACAAAGCAACAATTATGGAAAATGGTGTTCCAGTTTTAATTAAACCTAAAAGAGTTGCTTTGCGCTTTCGTACAGGCGGTCAAGAAATTTTTACTCGTAAAGCAGTGAATGTTCGTAATCCTGGTGGCGAAGAAGTAGAGGGTGCTTTTGAAAGAACATTTGATGAGTTTATGAGAAATTATTTTACACAAGGATTTTTAAGAGCAAGTGGCATATTTGGTTATATTCAAAATCCAAGAGTATACAAAAAGAATTTTGCTGCTGGTGCAAAAGGCGGTAGAAATGTTGGAGTCTCTACTGGATTTAAGTGGATTACTAATGCAAAGGTTGAGGTAGAATAAAATCATGGCAATATATAATATGAAGACTACAGCATTCCCACCATTTTTTATCAATCAATATATTGTTCAACAATTAGAAGATTTTGGTATTTTTTCTGGTTTTGAACAGATGACTCCTATTTTTCCAACAAGCCCAACAAACATAGAAGATGTTTTTAAAAACTATATTGGTGCTCCAGGCGTTGGAGATCCTTTATTAATTCAATATGAAAGACTTATAAGATTTAGGGTTGGTCCATTCTACCCACGTAAGCGAGAACAACTAATATACTATTTATATTGCACCGACTTATCAAAAGTCAATAATGCTCATAGAATTATTACAGATTCTCTTGATCGTGAAGATTCTGCTGCTCAAGATGTAAATGCCTTATGTGCAGGATTATCTACAAGCACCATCCCATTTAACGTGTTTTTCCATAACGTAAGAGTCTATCAGGCAGATGAAACTAGGGATATTTTAGAACTAGCCTCAGCCAGAACGGTATATTCAAACAAACTGATTATTGAATATGACTACCATGTAAAAAATAGTATCCCAGACCCAGACAATCCTGGGGAATACTTCACAAATCCATATACTTAAAAAGGCTGTTATACTTGTGGTGAGGAAACCCGCCAAAAACTTCATATAGATTCTATTGAAAGTAGAGGTGAAAAATATGGCATACACTCGTGGTACATCGACCAACATTATCGTTGGCGCAGCCGCACTCTTTGTTGCTGATACAACATTGACAGCAGGCACACTTCCAGCATTTGATGCAACTGAATCATACAGAGATACACTTTCTGATGATGGAGATTTCACAAATATTGGTTACACCATGAACGGTCTTGAATTGCAGTTCCAACCAGACTTCGGTGAAGTACAGGTTGACCAACTTCTTGACGTTGCTAAGTTGTACAAGCAGGGAATGCAGGTAAATCTTGCTACTGCTTTTGCTGAGGCTACCCTTGAGAATCTTCTCTTGGCTCTTGCTTACAGCAATGATGAACTATCAGGAACAAAATCCAGTTCAAATGGACAAACTCTTAATCTCTCCGCAGGAGACATTGGAGAATGCCCAGTTGAGCGTGGAATTGTTGCTGTTGGACCTGGAACTGGAGATTGCGAAGACTCTGCATATGTAGAGCGTGTCTACGCAGCATACCGTGCACTCTCAATTGAGAATGTTACAGTATCTGCAAAGCGTGATGAACCTTCGATGTTCGAAGTTTCCTTCCGTCTTCTTCCTGAAGATACTAGTGCATCCTACGGTAAGATCGTTGATCGTACCTGGGCACCAGCATCATAATAATCTAATTTTAGATTAATAACTAGCCCACCACTTTTGTGGTGGGTTTAGTTGTTTTATGATAGAATAGATAAAATGGCTACAGAAGTATATAATAAAGATAATATTTTTTTAATTGACGGTAGAGAGTTAGAAATAATTCCTCTTAAGATTAAATATCTAAGAGAATTTATGACAGTCTTTCAGTCAATGAAACAAGCACAAAATGATGATGAAGCAATAGATGTTTTAACACAATGTGCTGCTATATGTTTAAAGCAATATTGTTCAGAAATAGCATCAGAAGCAGAAGATTATTTAGATCTTCCCACAATATATAAAATTATAGATATTGCTGCTGGCATAAAAATTAATCAAGAATCTGACAATACTGTAAAAGATCAGGCTATGCAAAAGGGATCTACTTGGCAAGAATTAGACTTGGCAAAGTTAGAGGCTGAGGTATTTGTGTTGGGTATTTGGAAAGATTATCAAGATCTAGAGTTATCATTATCAATGCCAGAACTTATGGCTACCCTTGGGAGCAAAAGAGAATTAGATTATGAAGAAAGAAAGTTTTTGGCAGCAATTCAGGGTATAGATTTAGAGGGTGCAACTAATCCAGAAAAGGGACAAAAGGAATGGGAAAATATGAAAGCCAGGGTATTCAGTAAGGGGCAAGCAAAAGATAGCAATGATGTGCTGGCTCTACAAGGTGCAAATGCAAAGAAATATGGTTTTGGCATTGGCATGGGTCTAGATTATGAAAATTTAACGTAATAAGCCCCTATCTGATATAATTAACATAACCTAATTAGGAGGTAAAATGGCAACAACTGAGCACGAAACAAAAGAACTTGTTCTTATGGATGGTACAAAAATCCAGGTTCGTCCTTTAAAAATCTCTCTTCTTCGTCCTTTCATGAAGAAGTTTGAGGGAGTTGCGGCGGTGGCGGATGATAACGAAAAGTCAATGACTCTTCTTATTGAATGTGTAAAAATCGCAATGGAGCAGTATAAGCCAGAATTGGCTGACGCTGCAAAACTAGAAGAAGTTCTAGATCTGCCAACTGTTTACAAGATCGTTGAGGCTGCATCAGGTGTACAACTTGCTACAGTCGCTGACGCTCTTTCAGCAACAGCATAACAACTTAAGAACGAGGTGTAAATAAATGGCTGACGTTAATGCTAATATTGGCGTTAACATAGATACTACGCAAGCATTAGCCCAACTAAAGGCTCTTCAGCGTCAGATATCTCAGTTCCACACCTCTATTGCAAAAAGCAGCGAATCTGCTGCGCTAGCACAGCGAGATCTGCAGAGGAATTTTCTTAATAGCGTAAATGCTTTAGGATCTTTCTCTGCAGAACTACGTACTGTTAGAACTACATCAGAATCTTTTACTGATGCTTTAGAAAAAAATAAATTTTCAATGCGTGAATACTTCCGCTATGCGGGAGGCGCAACAAAAACCTTTGGTAGACTTTTTAAATCTGAGTTTGACACAATTGGCAAGGTAGCCGAAGATCGTGTAAAGAAACTACAAACACAATATATCAAACTAGGTCGTGATACATCTGGTGCAATGAAGGCTATTGCCATCATGCCAAACCAATTGGATATGAAAAATTGGTCTACACAGACACAGTTAGCAGCACAAAGACAAGCAATATTTAATCAACTTGTTAAACAAGGATCTACTAATCTTCTAAACTTTGGTAAGAACACTCAGTGGGCTGGTCGCCAGTTGATGGTTGGTTTTACACTACCACTTGCCACACTTGGAACTACTGCAGCCAGAACATTTATGGAAATGGAAGCAGCAGCGCTTAAGTTCCGTAAAGTATATGGAGATTTATTTACACCAAGAGAAGAAACACAGCAGGCTCTGGCTGATGTTACAGCACTTGGCGAAATGTTTACAAAGTATGGTATTTCAGTATCATCTACAGTTGGTTTAGCAGCAGAAGCCGCAGCAGCAGGTTTCGCTGGAGTTGACTTACAAAGACAGACTACTCAAGCAACACGACTTTCTGTACTAGGACAAATTGAACAACAAAAAGCACTTGAAACAACTATTTCATTGCAAAATGCATTTAAAATGTCGTCTGAAGATCTTGCTGGTTCAATTGATTTTCTTAACGCAGTAGAAAACCAAACAGTTGTATCTCTTGATGATATTACAACTGCTATTCCTAAAGTTGCTCCAGTTATCCAACAACTTGGTGGTGATGTAAAAGATTTAGCCTTCTTTATGGCAGCAATGAAAGAGGGTGGAGTAAATGCATCAGAAGGTGCAAACGCATTAAAGTCAGGTCTTGCAGCATTAATTAACCCAACTGAAAAAGCAAGCAAGATTCTTGCAGGCATGGGTATTAACATTAAGCAGATTGTTGAAACAAATCAGGGCGATCTTAAAGGCACTGTAATTGCATTTGCTCAAGCCTTAGATACCCTTGATCCTCTTACTCGTGCTCGTGCTATTGAGCAGTTATTTGGTAAATTCCAGTTTGCTCGTTTGTCTACCCTTTTTGATAACGTAACAAATCAAACTGGTCAGGCTGCTCGTGTTCTTGATTTAGCGGGCACATCAATAGAAGATCTTGCTGCACTATCTGAGTCAGAATTAGGAATGACTGCAGATTCTGCAATGAATAAGTTCCGTAAGTCTGTTGAAGATTTAAAGATGGCTTTAGTTCCAGTTGGAGAAACATTCTTACAGGCTGTTACTCCAATTGTAGAATTTATTGGCGGTATATTAGAAAAATTCAATAACCTATCATCTGGTGTAAAGAAAGCAATAGTAGTATTAACAGTTGCAATTGGTGCAATTGGTCCAGTAGCGCTTATGACATTTGGTTTGCTTGCAAACGGTTTAGCAAACATTGTCAAGGGTGCAATGATTCTTCGTAATGGATACTTAAGACTAACTGGACAAACACAGATTCTTGGTGAGCAAACAGATTATTTAACTACAGAGCAGATGAATGCTTCTGCTGTAGCACACTCACTTGAACAATCACATGCAAGATTAACACAAACATTTACTGCAGAAACAGCGGCAATTGCTCAATTGATTCAGGCTTATCAGGCTGCTGCTCGTGCTGGCGCACAATTTGCAATGAATAACCCTGGCATGATGCTACCTCCAAAGGCTAAAGGATTTAACAAAGGAACAATGCGTGTTAATAAATACGCTAATGGAGTTGTTGTTGTTCCTGGAAGTGGTAACAAAGATACCGTTCCAGCGATGCTTACTCCTGGAGAAGCAGTTATTCCAAAGGATAAAGCAAAACAGTATGCACCATTAATTCAGGGAATGATTGCTGGAAATATTCCAGGATTTATGGCTGGTACCGTAAGCGTTGGTGGACAAACTACTGGATTAGATTTTGCTAGAAGAGACACTGCTGCTAAAGCACAAAGACTTGTTGATGCAATGCTTGCAGATGGAAGCGGTATTGAAAATGCATTGACTATTGTTAATGAAACACTTACAAGAATGGCAAATGATACTCAAATAAGTATTGGTTCATTTGTTAGAGAGATTGAAGTTGTTACTAAGGAACTAACTGGAGGACTTCTTCCAAAAGGAATTTTAGTTGCTGGTGGTAGACCAGGAGAAAGAAAGTTTAGTGCTGGTCAAACTAATGTTGGGACAATGGAACAACAGGCTCAAGGAAATATTGCTCTTCAGGAAGAAATATCAAGAGCAAGAGAATCCAGCAAGGCTGCACAAGAAGCAATGGTTAAGTACTATGAAGAAGTAGGAATAGATCTAACAAAAACAGATAAGAAAACGCAAAATATTCTTAATGCTGTTAAGCAGTCTGGAGAAATTCATAGAGCACATGTTATTCAAATGCAAGACAATGTTGATAAGATGTTTGACGAGGCATGGGATCCAAACGCTTGGGTTGCTCAGTCTTCTACCCTAAATCAAATTAGTAACATTCTTGATTCTTCCGTTCCTACTCGTGAAGAGTATTTAAAAAATCTTACAGAGATTAATGCAGATGAAACTATTGTCAATTCTATTAGAGAAAAAATTACCAATAATATTGCATTAACAGAACAAGAATTGGCTGTCCAAAAACAAGTACTTGAGCGTATGCTTTCTTCTACTGAATCAATGGCTAAACTTTCTCCATCGTTTGTGCCACAAGCAAGAGGCGCTATTGCTGCTACAGACTATTTAATGCAAAATCCTGCACAACAGGCTGGCGTTGGATTTAGAACTGAACAACAACAAGCAGGTGCTAGACAGGCATTAACACAAGCAAGATTTAGAGGTCAACAGTCATTTGCTCCAGTTACTGCTGCAGCAACTGATGTTGTAAATCAAACGGTATTAGCAACAGCACAAGCAGCACAAACACAATCTCCATCTAGAAGAACTATTCCAATTGGTGAAGATATTGCTCGTGGTCTTTCTGTTGGAATGATGAACCAGGCTGATGATGTTGCAATGGCAGCAGGGGCAGTTACACAGGGCGCAGTTACACAAATGCGTGATACTGGATTGCTTGGTCCAGGAGGACAACCACTTCGTGTTCCAGTTACTCAACCAGGAGTTCCAGTAGGTCAGGTAGCACAATCAGCAGCAATTAGTGGTGAGACTAAAAAGGCTATTGATGCAGAAGTAGCAGCACGTAAAACATCACAACAACGCATAGACTCTATGAATAGAGTTATGATGACTGGAACATTTGCTCTTACTAGCCTTGCAGGTGCTGGATCAATGGCTGGTGGAAAACTTGGTGAATTATCTCAAGCGGTATTTAAATATTCAGGTTTACTATTTGCATTAATGTCAGTAACACAATTATTAACACAGGCTAAAATAGCAGAACTTGCAGTAACAAGAGCACAAACAGTTGCTGGTGCTATGGGATCTAAAACAGTTAAAGGATTATTTGCTAAAGGTGGAGGTCTTGCTGGATTTGGTAAGAACCTTATGACTGCTGGAAAATTTGCTTTAAGATTTGCTGGACCACTTGGAATTGCAACTACTTTGTTAGGACTTGCTGCAGTAGGAATTAGAACATATAATAAAAATCAAGAAGAATTAAGAAAAGAAACATATGGTCTTGCAGAGGCTATGAAGATTACTGCAGAACAAGCAAAAACTCTTGGTGACTTCTTTGGTGTAGTTGCTGGTCGTACCGCTTTTGAGTCAAGAGAAGATCTTCGTAATAGAGAGTTAGTGGCACCAGAGGTAAGATCTCAGCGTGATAGGCTTCGTCAAGACGAGGGATTCCAAAAAGATTTTAAAGATCAAATTGAGTCATTTAGAAAAGCAACTAATGTAGAGGCACGTCTTGCATTCCAATCTTTGGCTCTAGATCTTAGAGCAAGAGGTTTTGCTGTTGAGCAAGTACAAACAATAATTGATGCACTTCGTGAAGAGTCTGAGCAAACAGATGTTGTTATTAATGTTAAATCTATGGATTTCTCCAAAGAGTCATTTGATAAACTTGGATCAACATTAGATGAAAATATTAAAGTATTCCAAAGCACATATGCTAAAGGATTTGATAAAGTATTTGAATATGTTCCAACTGGTCAAGGGTATGGGGTTAAACTAGTAGAAAAATTAGTACCTACAAAAGACCTAAAAAGACAACTTGCTAATCTTTCTACCTTTGTAGCAACTTCAGCAAAATCAATTACTACGCTATTTGAAAATGGCTCAATTACTAGCGAACAGTTTACGCAGTCTATTGATCAGGTTACTAGTAGAGTGTTTGCTTTAGATGCAGCACAAAGAAAACTAGTTTTAACTAAGATATTCACTGAACTAAATGTTGATGCTTCTAAGTTCTTGGACAATTTATCTACCGCAAAACAACAAATGATGGTTCTTACTTTGATAAGTGCTGGAATTCTTAGCGAAGGCAGTTCCGTGCTTGCTGATCTTGGTGCAACTGGCGCAGATGCAGCAATGCGTCATGCTAGAGGTGTTTATGGATTAACTCAGGCATATGACAAGTATATGGCTACAGTTAACAAGGTGATAGAAGAAGAAAAAAAGAAAAATGCAGTTACTAGTGGAGATGGAGAAAAGTCTGCATTCCAAAAGGCTCTTGAAGCATTACGTGCACAAAACAAAGATTTGCTAATGCAGGCAAAAGCATTTAAGATTTTAGAAAAATCTGGTATGGATGCAGGAACGGCTCTTAAGTATGCAAGCGATTCTACAATTGCCCTTGGTATTGCTACTGGAAAAATTAAACCAGGACAATTAAAACAATTAACAGATCTTATGGAAAAAATTGAAAAGAAGGCTCAGTCTGCTGCTATTAGAGAGTTCTTTACAAATCTTAATACTGAAAATAAACTCAATAAGAGTTTTGCTCAAGTCATTCCACAATTGAGCGGCATGGGAATGAAACTTGAAGACATTAATCGT